AATGCACCAGCATTGACCTAGAGCGCATGGCTGAGTGCTGTTACCAATTGGCAGATGCAATGCTGAGAGCGAGGTCTAAATGAGTAACGATAAGGCAACACTAACCAAGCGCCTAGACCGGCTGGCAGAAGTGCTAACGGGAACGACCAATTTCAGCAAGTACGCGCATACGGTCTATGAGGCAAACGCAGAACTAGACCGACAGGCTGCGCAGATCGCCATGCTGCGGGAGGCGCTGAACGCTTTTGTAAGTCCGCAGCTATCAATGCAAACGCCGACGCGCAAATTGGCGCTGGCCGCCCTAGCCGCAACCTCCACCCAAGCCGATGTAGCGGCATGGGAGCAGCAACGACGCAGCGATGTGCTAGATGAGGCCATACGTGAGTGCAACGAGGTTAATGCTGTCTACGCAAAAGCGGGTAACTTGCACCCTGAAAACTCCGAAACCCGTGAGCGTGTTTGGGCGCAAGCAAGAGCCGCCGAGCAATGCGCCGGCAATATCCGAGCCTTAAAGGACACAAAGCCATGAGCGATAGAGAACGAGCCAAGATAAAAATTTCGTTGGTCAGCAAGGGCGCACGGTCATCGCTTGAGGGCTTTGTGACGCCTGAACAGTGGGGGCAGATCGTCGCAACAGTGAACGGGCAACCCGCACAAGCCACCCCAGTAGGGCCTGTTGCGTGGGCTAACTCTAAAGAGTTCCACGATGCGCTTGCGCGGGGACAGTCGTTCAACGGGTGGCGCAAGAAATACAGTGATTGCGATATGGCGCTATTCACCACCCCACTAGCCTCAGTAGAGCCTGTTGCGCGACTGACAGACGCTGAGATAGAGCAAGGTCGGCAGGAGATATTCAGCGTCAACAACCCTTACTGCCCGTGCGACATTAAAACCATGCAAAAGGCTGTGCGATGGGCAGAGCGCACGATTGCAGCGCGTGACACCACCCCACCAGCCTCAGTAGAGCCTGACAAAAAGGATGCTGAATGGCAACCGACCGAATCCATGCCGGAAGGCTGGGGATCGCAGAATTTCGTTGAGCGGCTTGGGGATATGTCGCCATTAGGAAGACTTCGCGTTGCGTTTGATAACGATGGTGATGTAATCGTGGCGATTGTTCCGGACCCTAACAGCTACGACACTGGCGGCTCTGTTGAGTTTTGCACGACTGGCTTTGGCGGGGGCGGAAGTCCGCACACTCGTAACGCTTGTATTGCCTTGTTCAAAGCTATGGAGCGCGACAACGAAAGCAATAGGGCTCGATGCGGACTAATTGGCCGAGGCGCAGCAATCACCGCAGCCATAGCAGAACAGGAGCCGAACAAATGAGCCTATCCTACTATCTAGCGAAAAAAAATAAAAGCGTAGCAATTTTCGAGCTTGTCAATAAAGTCGAAGCACTCACCGCCGAACTTGCAGCCTACAAAAGGGATGCCGAGTGGCAACCGATTGAGAGTGCGCCCAAAACATCAAGGGCCATAATGGTTCACTGTGCCGAGTACAAAAACACCTATATCGTTACATGGGGTGACGTTGGCAACTTGACTTGGTGGCGCATCTTTGGCTATGGCGGGGCGCTCACCGAAACTCCCACCCACTGGAAACCGCTACCAGCACCGCCAATCGCCGCAGCCATAGCAGAACAGGAGCCGAAATGAGCGACCCCACGCCATCAATGGCGCAAAAACCGTAAATATGCGCCATACGCGCCAGATATGGCACATGATAAAGAAACCTTAAATATGAGACACGTTTCCAGATCGTGTTAAAGAAAGCGCCGTTTATATGCAATATGCGTATAGCATACGCAACGAGTCACGTAATCCCCATATACGCATGATGTTGGGTAAATTGTGATACACTCGCGCTAGTGACGCGAACGGGGAAAAAATGATTCATGTTTTACCGATTGATGATTTGCGCGAACACGATAGATCACGAGACTGCTGGTGCAGCCCAACAGTTGATGACGGAGTTTGCGTACACAACGCGATGGACGAACGAGAAAAATTTGAATCAGGGCAGCGCTTGCCTTGCTAACCGTGCTGATCGGTGCCACAAAGCTGCGAACGTCAGCTAATCAGCATACGTCCTGTTTCAGCAGGCGACTTGCCCCCGTTAGGGGCAGTAGTGACGCGAACTAACCGAACTGACAGCCTATGACGCAGCGCATGAAAGTTGCGGAAGCCCCGCTAAAGAGGCCGACTGACTCCCGTAAGGAGTCATCACAAATCAGGGAATGGAACACGACTCTCCCCTGTTAGCTAATCACTAACTTGCGGCCCGTTTCCTGACTTGTGGTGCGGCGTGGAATGGCAACACGCGGCAAGAGCTGAGGGCTTAGCGGCCTTACCAGTGAGCGACCGGCGAGTAGTGTAGATCGCAAGCGGGTATCAAGCCCCGCCACCACAATCTATCTTACCTACCAAGTTGCGTCAATCATCCGGTGTCTCTAGCATCACCGACTCAGGTACCACCACCGCCAGCAGTTGAAGGCGTTTAACAACGCATAGGAGCGCGTCGAAGTCTGCGGGTTCCCGCGTCTGTTCAAAGTGGTCTAGCAGTAGCCGGGCGCTATCGAAACAGGCAGGGGAGCAAGTAACGGTGGAATCGGCGTAGCCCATTATCAGGGGCTTGGGGTCGTACTCTCCGTGGTCAGGTATGCTCATATTTGCCCCGTCCATCGTTTCTTGTCATCAAGCCTCATTGGGAAGTAAAGCGGAACCCCTTTATCTATCAGGCCGACACCGAGAACGGCTTTAGACCGATGGTGTTTGGCGTACTTCATTGCGTAGCTGTCCGAGTCGATCAGGCATCCGGCGTTCATGCCCCATATCTGCTTTTCGCCGTTGTTAAAATACTGCACCCCGGCGAACCCGTGAACGTGACCAATAACAACGGGCTTCATGTTGTCTTTAGCGCAATTCATTGCGGCGTCTTTGCCTAAGTACCCTTCGCCGTGAATATACACAACCCCGTCAATTTCCACCTTATGCTGCCAATACCAGCCCTTTGGGGCACTCATGAAGTCGTGATAGTCCTTCAGATAGGCTTTGGGTAATCCAGCCCTATACGCCCGTTTGAACGGTCTAACGCCGTGATTTGATTCGACAACCGCGCATACGGGGAAAATCTTGTAGAGTTCCTGCATAAACTCCAAGCCCACGTTTAGTTCGTGTCCTGCTGAATAACCATCGGGATCGGGGTCATGCTGCGATATTGCGTGTTGGTCTAATTCGTCACCGAGGCAGACGATACGCTGGGGCGTGAACTGATCGCGGACAGCCTTTAGAAAGTCTAGGGCGTCGGGATGCTGGAAGGGGGCGTGTAGGTCGGGAATCGCCAGAACTCGGAGTCCTTTACCCGAAAGCGTTGGCAGTTCTTTGGCGATTTCGGGGTCTAGTCTGTATCGGTGCGCTGCGTCTACCCTGCGCCGAAAGCCCATATCACTTAGGCCAGAGTGAGACGCGGCTATCTTGAAGCTGCGCCCATGTTTCTCGAAAAGGTTAAGGGCTTCTTGCGCGAGTTCTCTACTTAGCGGGGGAGTCGGCATTATCTTTTCAGCGTGCGTACAGCCCCGCCAGAATATTCATCACACAGAATCGCTATGCGAACGGCGTCTTGCGGCTTCTTGCCAGCGTATAGAGCGCCCATTGCAGCGAGTCCACCTGAACCTATCGCCCAGAATTCATTGTCTACGGGGATGGGTACACAACGACTAGACCAAAGCCTGATTCCTGCGGAGCCGAGTTCGACCATCTCAAACTCCGGTCTATCTTCACCTGTCCACTTGGGGATTTTCTTTTCGTCAAAACTTGCCCGCGCCCAAATGAAAAATTCCTCTATCGCCTCTGCGTCACCAGCGCCACCCCAAAGGGAACCGCCGATTCTTTCTAACTTCCGACTGTTCACCATTGCGTGACCGGAAGTCATACGAGAGTCAGAACACATACAGCCATGCTTCACACTAGCAACGATGGTTGTCATTTATTGACCCTTAATAAATGCTTGGCACGTTTGCGCTTGCAACCTTACTACTTCTGCGGATTTGGCGAGGTCTGCGTACTCGATAACAAGTCGGTCAAAAATGTCTCTGCCCGTGTCAGGTAGCTTGTCGGCAGGGGCGCTAGGGCGACTTTCGGCGGATCTGGTAAGGGTGGACAAGGAACAAGGCTGGGCGTCGCGCAGCTTGCGAGTAAGAACGTCAATGCGACCAATAAGAGGCTTTGTTTCGGCTTGTAATCGTTCATTCTCATCTTGCAGCCCTTTCGTGAATCGTTTGTTCTGTTCGACCTTGATTGCGTTGCGCTTGAGTGCGGCTATCACCTGTTCGTCGCGTTGCTTCTCAATGCTCTCTAGCGAGTCAACCCGCATTGTGAGGTATGCGTTATTTAGCTTTAGGTAGCCCGTATAAACGCCAAGCGCGATTAGCAGCGCACCGAGGGCAGAGGCTAGGGGATTGCGGATAAGCAGCGCCCAAATCACTTATCGCTCCGGCGACGTTTCTTTTCTTGCCGACGATTCCAATAGTGAAGCGCTTTCTCTCCAAGTAACCACGCCGTGTATATACAAGCAAGCAACGCCGCCCAATCGGGCAGCGATACGCCAAATATGGTCATGCCAGCGACGGCAGCGGGTGGGGATGCTTTCACGGCTTCCTCTATCATGTGGTGGCGTTCTGGTGTCATTGCTGCGTTCCTCTGATACATAAGGCGCGTTCCGCTGTGCGCCGGTTTGTTAATCCACGAACGGGCTTGCCGTTCACCAAGTTCCAGCGGAGATACTCATCGCAATATGATTCGTTTGCGTTGAGTTTTCGCATCAAAGTCGACTTACAAATAGCCGACGATCCCGCGTTATACGCGAGCGAAACAAGTGCGACTTGTTCATCTTGTGTAACGTCACGCTTTACACACGCTAAGACTTCTTGCGCGTGGATTTGTATCTGTGTGGCGTTCATCTCGGCGCATTCTTTAGCCGTGTAAATCTTTGAGAAGTCGATGCCCTTAGTGACGCCCGCGCAGGCCGTATCAATTCCAGCCATATCTTTGTACGGCTTCATCTTGTTCCCTTCCCAAGAAACAATAAATGCCGTGGCAGCGGCTAGGGTTGCGGCGGTTAATCCGGCTTTAGCTTTGATATTCATATTTGAATTTGTAAGTAAGGCTTACAAGTTGCCTGCACTAGCTGTCTGGGAATGCAGCGGTTGGCGGCGTGAAATTCGCCGTGTACCTTGCAACCCCCTTAGTGATGCGAAGGTCATCAACATTTCCAGATATATAGGCGGAATCTCGCTGGTTATAGCCAACTCTTAAGACTTGATTGGTTGAGCAAGTACCTGTAATAGAAGATGAAGCTGAGGATATACCATCAGCATAAATAGTGACAGTTCCTGAACTTCTAACTACTGCGACGTGGTGCCAAGAACCATCGTTGACGTTTACGCTTGCTTGGACTTCATTAAAGCCGGTGCCAGTGCCTCTAGCGAAATATATTTGGTTCAAGCTATTAAACCGATTGCCAACGCGCCAGAACCCGTTATCTACGCCGCTTCCCTGCGTCCCGACTACCATTGTGTAAGTGCCGGAAGCCGAAGCATTTATCCAAAACTCAATTGTGAAATCACCCGTACCTAACTGCCACGCTGCGTTGTCTGCGTATTCCAGATAGTTGCTTGAACCGTTGAAACTTCCCGACGCTGTGCCAAACTTAACCGTTGCGGTACTAGTTGTTGTGCCGTTCGTTGATGTTGGCGTTTTTGGTGACGGCGAATTGTCTGTAAAAGTCGTCCCGAAGTTAGTGCCGTCGAAGTGCAGCAATAGCCCAACACTAGCGTAATTAGGGTCGAGAGCGCCGCCTGCTGCGCCGCCTGCTAATAGCATTTGTTGGATACTCATTCTTTAGCCCGGACTATTTGGCTGGATAAAAGGAGCAGGAGGGGTATCTCTCGCCGTCGCCGTTTGTATGTAGAGCGAGTAGACGATTGCGTAGAGTTCCGCTTGCGTCACCGTTGCTCCAGTCAATTCGCCAGTTTCAGGGTTGCGAACATCAATTACACCTTGCGGATCGAATGTCGCGGAACATGAGTCCACGTTTAACACAACTTCCCGATCCGGCATTAGGTAGACTTTTTGCTCGTCAAAGGTAATCGTTGGGGTTGAGTTGCGGTTGTTCAACACCGTTACCTTGTAACAGCGTTGCCAGGCAGAGCCTGATATTTCTTGCGCTTTATAGTCGGCCATAGTCTTAAGTTAAGTTGGTTCCAGAAATAATCCATTCGGTTGCTGTGACTTTTAAGGCCGTCGCAATACCGTTAGCCGTTAGCGTTCGTGATCCTGTCGTTCCCGCGCCCGCTAGTCGCATCGTGTCCGTTGTAATCGATATCGTGAGTGTTCCCGCCGCGTTTTGGTTGACAAACGTAATCGCCGTACCTATTGGATAAGGCACGTTTGCGTTACTATCAATCGTAAATACCCGCGCCGTGGTATCTGCTGATGGATGCAGAATGTGCTTGTTGGCGTCAGAGATAACAGTTGTGTACGCGGCAGACTGTGAGTTCTGTGGGATGTGCTTGGTTGTGATCTGATTTTGAATCCACGATGCCGCCGTAGTTCCCGAAGTTAGGATGACGGTAAAGATTGCCTCTGACCCACCGGACATAACAAGAATGTTATTCGCGCCGGACGATTGAACCGTGACGTTACCAGTGGAGTTGTTGACTATGCGATAAGTCAATCCTAATGCCAAAGTGCTTGTGACCGGAAGCACAACGGTCTGTGTAGTCGAACCCGTGAAGATTTGCGTCTGCGAACTGGTGACGGTTAGCGTCGTTGTTCCCGCCGCTGTCGCTGTTGTCGTGTAGCCAAGAATGGCGTTTACAGCGGTCAAGTTGCCGCTGGTGTCTCGTAGAGCAAGAGTCGATACCGTTGCCGCAGTTGCAACACCCGTACCCGTAGGAATGCCGTTTAGTACCGGAGTCGTTAGGGTCTTGTTGGTAAGCGTTTCCGAACCCGCGAGAGTGGCAAGCGTTCCCGTAGTCGGAAGCGTTACTGTACCGGAACCCGCAATGGCAGTTGCGTCAATTATTGTCGTGCCGGAAGTTGCACCAGCGACGATAAGTTTGCCGACAGCACCAGCCGAGCCGAACGTCTTAGCGCCCGTGACGGTCTGGACGCTTGCCAACACCATATCGCCAGACCCTGCCGGAGTCGCCCAAGTGCCATCACCACGCCAAAAACTTGCGGCTGATGCGCCCGTGCCTGAGTTTAAGTTGGTAACAGGGAGGTTTCCAGTAACGCCTGAACTTAGCGATACGTTCGTAATCGTATTTGACGCGCCGGAGATTGTTTTGTTGGTTAAGGTTTGCGTTGCAGCTAAACCAACAAACGTGTCAGACGAGTTTGGGATAATCCACGTGCGAGTTGTTCCCGTAGCCACCGCAGAAATATCAAAGGCAAACTGCTTGGTCGAATCGCTCGTGTTCTGAACACGGAACGAACCATCAAGGAACGTCGATCCACCAGACGATATCTGCGCGAGCGTTAGCTTGTAGTTTGACCCAGAACGCGCAACGACAAACAAATCGCCCGATTGCGCGGGTGCGCCGCTTGGTAAATCGGATATTTTGGTGTTAGCCATTTTACAGACTACCGACTTTTACTACCCACAACGTAATCGTGTAGGTTGCAGTTGCAGACGCCCCGATAGTGGTAAACAGAATATCGCCCGTACCGCCAGTCGAATTAGGGTCTTGTAAAGGAGCGCATTTATCATACATAATGTCGCCGTACTGACCCGTCAAAACAATGCCAACGTCATCCGTGGTGTGATCCCACAAGATACGAACGCTTGAAAAACCTTGCATTGACCACTGAACACGCTTAATGGCGAGTTCTAAAGGCTCTTTGCCGAGTTCATTGACAAGGGTGGACTTGTCGATCTTGACGACAGCGTTTTCACCCGTACCGTCAGATATATTGGTGAAGGTCGCCTGATAGTTCTTAGCGCCGTTGATTTGTACGTTTGTGGTGACTGCATCTGGCATGGTTTACTCCTGTTGTGTAGAAAGCACGCGGATGCCGTGGCTGTATGCGTGGTATTTAAGGTTGTTCATGGCTTCTTTTGCGGGCTGCTTCTGCATATCAAGCAATGCTTTCGCAAGCGCAGGATCGTAGATAGCGGCTTCGGTCAACTTGGCGGCTTCTTCGGACTTGATCTTGTAGATATACCGACCGCCCAAGTCGAACGTGACGTATGTGCCGGACATATAGCCTTTTTCGGCATTCATCATCCTAGACAAGATGCCCTTACCTGAAGTGCCAATGGCTTGTTCTGCCAAGTCTTGAAGGCGAGTCAGGTTCACGTCTGTTGGAGCCTTTACTCGCCCCGCAATCTCTTGGGCTTTGGCAAGTGTCTTTAGGTTGTTGAAATGATCTTTACCCAACTTGTCTAAGGCGGGCTTCAACAACTCTTGGTTCTCCATCAAAAACTGATACGAGTTCGGCTTCTGCGAAACGGCATCGGCAATCGCCCGTGACAGCGCCATTGAGCCGTCTTTGGTCTTTACCGCTTGAGACAACAGCGCCCGCATTTCCTTTGGACTTGTCAGCGCAGAGTCAATCGTCTTGGCAACGTCTTCTGTTTGTGCAATCTTCTGAACAACCGAGTTGTCCAACCGCTTTTGAAGTTCTTGCAGGTCAACGCGCCGGGCAAGCAATTTGTCGTTAAGCGCATCAACGCTCTTTAGCTCGGCTTGGAAACCCGGCATCAGGTCTAGTTGCTGCTTGTGCTTGCGGACAAACGCCTCAACCAGTCCGGGCTTAATCACGCCATCTCGAACAACATCCGTCGCCAACATATCGTAGACGCCGTTTTTTAACAGCTTTGAGGCTTCTGGATTGACGCCGTAGATTGAATAAAACTCCTCAACCCCGCGACGATTGCCAGGACTGAACACCAACTTCTTAACAATGTCGGCGTCTTGCGTCATCTCGCCAAACTTGGTGACGGCGCGTGGCCCCATGCGACCACCAACGCCCTCGTTAAACACGGCTGCGTATTTGTTTTTGTAGAAGTCGTTAGCGTCTTTCAGTTTTGCAGCAACGTCACCGTACTCAGCGCCCTCATACTTGGCAACCTTGGCGTCAATAACATCTTTGACTTGGTTGATGTAATAAGCCCTTGTGCCATCTCCCGCAGCTACGGCAGCTCCCAAGTCCTTGTTCACTTCCTTTTGCATAGAGTGGAGGGCTTGGAACGGAACCTTTGCTTCTGGCGCTTGGCGCGTGTTGCCACTAGCCGTCAATATCTTTGGGGCTTCGGCTTCATACTTCTTGGCGGCGGACTTCAGCGCATCAAAGGTACGCGGCATCATCTGCGCGGCGTTGGCATCATCTCCAGCAATAGTTTTGATAGTCGCCAGAACGTCAGAGACGGGTTCGGTGATCTTGGCTTCGTCCGCAGCCTTGTAAACGGCTTGGTATTTTTGGTTCTTGATGCCTTGCGCTACTTGACGGGATTCCTCACGCAACACGCGGAGTCGATTGCCAATCGCAGCGGTATCTACGCCAGAATCAATCTTAGCCGCCAGATCGCCAATCTTCGTTTCGGTATCAGCAAGTCGGTTCTGTAATGTCTTTTCAATCTCAGTGGCGCGTTGCTTTACCGCAGCAATCGGGCTAACGGCTGTGGGCGGGAACTTATCTTGCTCAAAGGCAGAAATGGCCTTGATGTTGCTTGCTTCGCGTTCAGCGGCTTTTGCAAGGGCTTCCGGTGTGCTGTTAGCAATCTTCTTTTCAATCGCAATAACGCCCGGTGCGTTCGTAGCAGAACCCAGTGTAGGTTGAAAACCCGGCACTTGGTCTTGCAACGCAACGGCCTCTGCCATATTTGCAGGGGCAGCGGGAGAGGCTTCAATCGCCTTCCCAATATCGCGGGATGCCATAACTTTAGCGGCTTGCTTTTGTGCGTCCGAGCCTAGTCCACCACCTAGCCCCGTCCGATCTTTAATAAAGTCAGCAGCGGCACTCTTACCCTTTTGCGCGGCATTGGCGGCAATGGCGGCGGTTCCTACGCCCAATGTAGATCCTAAGACTTCGCCAATCTTCTCGCCGGCAATTGGGTCGAACCCAATCATCTCAGCGGCACTCTTGCCAATCTCTTTGCCTTCTACTGCACCCGTAGCGCCCAACAAAGTAGTAGCCGCTTCCGTGGCAAGGGCAATACCCTTCCGTGGAGCAGCAGCAACAACAGCCGCGCCGGGAATGACACCGCCACCTGCAAATTCAGCAATAGCGCCAAGATATTCATTGGTCTTGCTTGGCTTGCCGTACTCATCCTTTGGGGTAGCAATATCCTTAACGCCTAACGACTCCTTAAATGCCCCACTAGCCGCCTTGCTGTACTTCAACCAATCTGGCGATTGGAGTTGCTTGTCCTCATCCCTGAATTGGTTGGCAATAGCCACCCCCCCCTTAACCAGCGCAGTTGCGGGAGAAAGTAATGTATCGGCAAGCAGAGAAGGCAAAGACAACGTGCCAGCCAAACCCTTTTTTACCCGATCCACAACATAAGGCGTGATTGGTTCGGCTTCTGTTTCTTTCTTTGGGGCAGCGCCAGTCAGCCGTTGCTTAACAACGGTCTGTGCTTCTGGTGATAGTTTTGCAAAGTTCTCGTCGTTAGCCGACATACGTTCAATCACAATCGCCCTCGCTTCGGGCGATAGCTTTTGAAACTCAGGATTGCTTTGCAGCGCCGCTAGACTCATGGTTTAGGCGCTCCCATGCTGGATAGGAAGGCGTCTGCCTCTGCTTGTGCGCTGTTGCCACCGTAGAAGTTTGGCGTCTTCACCAACGCTTCAGGAACGCCCGTCACTTTAGCCAAGTCTTTGTAATAGCTATTTACGCTACTACGAACGGTTGTCGCTTCTTTCTCAAGCTCGTCCACCAACTCGCGGATTTGCTTTCTTTGTTCTGCCGTGTAGCGTCCAGTAAACGCTTGACTTACAAAGCCCGCTACCTTGCCACCAAGAGAACCAAAGTTCTTGTTATCTTGGAAAAGAAGATTGGTCGCACGGACATTGCCGTCCAAGTCGGTAAGCGCAGCGTTAAGTTGCCGATCCGCAGCGGTGTTGGATGTTGCAAGGAAAGTTTTGATCTTTGAAAGATTATTGACCAATGGCTCAATCGGCTTGAGCGCGTCACGCTGTTCTTTGCGAAGTTCAGCACCACGGGCAGCGGTTCCGGCAGAGAGATTAGTCCCCGCAATGTTCTGGTCTACCTTCATCCGTTCACGCAACCCAGCTTGAACAGCAATATTGTTGCGCTTTGTCTCTGCGTCGCGCCGCTCCTCAAGAATGCGTTGAGCCTCTTGATTGCGAATGTCGGCAAGGCGCTTTTCTTGCTCGTAGCGTTGCAATGTCGGCAAGGCGCTTTTCTTGCTCGTAGCGTTGCACTTGCGTCAATGACTGTTGTTTTGCGCCCTTGATTAGCGTCTGCACTTCGGGAGTGTTAAAGCTATACATCCCCGTGCCAAAGTTCGGGATGATTCCGTAGTTCTTGGCAATCATGGCGCGTTCTTCTGGCGAGGCTTGCGCCATTGCAAGATTCAACGATTGGTCGTCAACAATCCCCGAAAGTCGGTTGTAGTTAGCCTGTTCGCTCTTGAGCCTTGTGTCCAACTCTTTAGACTGCATCTCAGGCATCTTCTCCAGAATCTTCGCGTTCTCTGCTTTATATTTCTCAGCAGCGCGTTGGTCGTAAATGTTGGACGACTTGGAGAGGTTTTGAATGACTGCGTTGTTCTGTGCTACTTGTTCTTGCAGCGTTTGAAAGGCAGACTTTTGCGGTTGACCGCCGCCGCCTTGCGTAGCAGACTGACCCGCTGGCATTTGACCGAACGTCTGACCAATAGACGGCAACATATCTGGCGTACCGCCAAGCCCAATCAATCCGCCTTGTTCTTCTGCGTTGCCTTGTGGGGCGAACATTGAGGCAATCTTGCTTGCTGTAGCTTGCTCGCCTTCCTTCGCAGCCTTAGCGTCTGCTAATGCCGTTTGCGCCGCTTCAAGTTGAGCGCGTTTAAGTTGTGTGGCCTCTAAATCTTTTCCGGCCAATCCGCTAAAGAAGTCTTGTAAGGTAAAAGCCATCAATGCACCTTGCCGTAGTCAACTAGCTTGAAACCGGACGAGTGTGTATAGACCGCAGACGGGTCAACCTTCTCCAACTCTTGCGCCATCACGCCCATCTGACGAGGCCCGCCCCACTTGTACTTGTAAGAGTAAATAGGAAGCCCCGCGTGGGTTTTGCCGATATGCTCTACGTCGGTTTTAAGTCGTTCGTCAGAAGCCATCAACCACCAACCACGAGCCGATATTGCCGATTGTTCCGAATAGAGAACCATTGCTCCCTAACATGGATTGATTTTGCGAGCCTTGCGCAGCCGTACCGGCGTTGAACCCTTGAACGATATTGCTCCCCGCTACTGCTGCGTTCTGAGGAGTCGCACCAGCCAATCCCGCAAGGAAGTTAAGGTACTGGTTGCCCTGTTGGTTCATCTGTCCTTGTGCAGCGTTCGTGAACCCACCCGCAGCCAAGTTCTGTGCGAAGCCTTGGTTTTGTGCATTGTTGCCAAACCCAAGCGCAGCTAATGTTTGCGCGAAGCCTTGCCCCTGCGACCCTAATCTTTGCGCGTAGTCCTGCTGTTGCGCTGCCATACCCTGACCGAAGTTGGCACCCTGCGTTGCAAAGCCTTGATTAAACGCCGTGTTCTGGTTGTTAAAGCCTTGATTAAAGGATTGCCCTTGCGCTGATAAACCTTGTCCGAACGCTTGGTTTTGCGCTTGGTTCTGCAAGCCAAAGGTGTTTGCATTTCGAGCGTAAAGGCGATCACCCGCATTCGCCGTTATGTCAGATGCGTTTTGTTGCAATGCCGCTAACGTACCGCCTGAGTCTAACGTCCCACTAGCCGCCGCCGAGTTCTGCACAGCGTTGGTCATGCTTCGCATTTGTGCAGCGCGAACAGGATCATTCTGAATATCGGCAGAAGTAGGATTTAAGAGCGAGGCATTCGCCATGCCTTGACCGGCAATAGGGATTCCTTGTCCAGCAACAGGTAGCCCCTGACCGGCAACAGGTAGCCCCTGACCGGCAACAGGAAGACCTTGACCACCTACTGGTAATCCTTGCGTAGCCATGTCAGTCAACGTCTGACCGTTGTTGATTCCTTGACCGGCCATCCCCTGAATGCCAGCGCCCATATTCATGCCTTGACCCGGCGTGAAGTAGGAAGGCGTCTGACCGTTCGCAAACAAAGATGCTAGATAGTTGCCAATCTGACCACGATGCGCGGAAAACGGGTCGGACAAAGCAGCAGCATCACGCCCACTCTGTTGCCCCGCCTGTGCGCTAGAGCCTCTGGAATTGGGTCTAAAAAGGTCGGTTACGAAACTCATGCAGCCCTCCGATGAATACGCTCAGTCGGCAGGAAGCCAGACTTCTCCAATACCTTGCCGCAATCTTTATCCAACTGCGTGGTTATGTAGATCGTGCCTTTTGAGGCTTTGATGATCGCTTTGATCAGACTACGGAAGTACCCGCGATAGGGCTTCTGGATGTAATACTGCTGAATAAAGGAAGTCAGTTCATCTATCTTGTAGGGAAAGATAGTAACGGCAGAATGAAACGGACACGCCATGAATTGCCTCTAGCTAAGATTAAAATGTGGGAATCTTGACTAGCGGCAAGCGATTTTATCGCAGACGCAGGGCGAGTCTAACACACCAAAACTACAATGTCAAATGTCGCCCGGTTCCATCGTCAGTCGGTAAGAATTGAGTCTCAACGGCTGATTTGCAGTATGGGTAAATCGGTGTCCACGCTTCCTAAAACTACCCCCACGGTACACTTGCGGTCTATCCAGAGACATATCGCACGTACCCCAAGTTGTCGAGGTAATCCAATCGTCGTCCGTATATTCCACAGTGACGGGGTTGGAAGTTGAGTAACGATCCCCCGATAGGTCTAGGGACGCGCAGAACTTGGGTTGTGCGGTCGCCATATCGACTTTGGGAGGTTGAATAACCGTCGTGATAGCCGTAGCTACCGCGTTTTGGTCGGTATCCTGAAAAGCCGAGTCATTCAGCGCATACACGCCGTTTGTCTTCTGATCTTGGATGTAGGTAATCTGCCCCAAGCCAGCACGGTTGATTCCACGGAAGGGGAGGGTTCCCGTAGATACGCCGTCAGCACCGGAAGCCCATACCGTCCACTTCCCTGTTGTGTTGTTGTAGACAAGCGTAGTCGCGGGAGAGTCAGTTAGAGTCAAGACGTACAACTCTTGCCCGCCTACCTTCAGACTCATCGCGTAGACGGTTGTGAACGGGTTGGTATCTAGGAGCCGTTCAATATCGTCGGTCGAGACTCGTTGCGGGGTCAGGCCGTTCAGCTTGGAGACGGAACGACGCAAGCTGCCGTAGGTTGACACCCAAAATACCGTGTTGGACATTTCAACAACGCTATTTGCATTACCGCAACCAACTGAGGCGTTAGCGTTCTGTACGGGAGACAAGGTATTACCGATAGCGTTACCGTTATCGTAGAAGAACATCATCGAGCCAACCTTGAACACCACGACGTAGTTCTGATGCTTTGCAATCGCAACCGCACCATCCCCTGAGAAGTCAGCGCGAATAAAGTTCAAGCCGTTCCACTTGGAAGGGTCGTTTAACTCTGATCCCCATATCCGACTTTGTAGGTCTAGGACGTACACGCGAGAGATTCATTGTCCCCGCAGTAAAATACCAAGCGTCGGAAGTGTTCTTAATAAACAGGTATTGCCCGCCATTCATCACGCGAGTCTGGAACTGGTCAGTCACCGCCCCCGCTGTTGCGATAGGGAAGGACAGCGCCATGTTTGTGTTTAGGGTGGCGTGATAAACGACGCGGTTAAGCGTGTCTATTTGGTAGATTGTTTGCGATGGGTATTGGATTGGGTACTCGCCACGAGGAGCAGAGAACACAACGCCCATAGGGGTTACCGAGCTACCCGTAGGCCACGGAGGAGTTGCTAGTTGCGTCCACGTTATCCCATCGGGAGACGAATAAACCCGCCTAGCCGCAGCGCCATTATCCGATGTTGCGGTGGCATACATACGCCCTTGATAAACAAGCAGCGAGGAAAACGTATGACCAGAAGCAAAGCCCGTAGAATAGATGTTTGTCCACGTTTGACCATCAAACGACCGCCAACAATCAGTGTTATAAGTTGCGCCGTTATACCCGCCGATGACGTAGATAGCTCCATTAAACACGCAAGCTGCGTGAAGTTCCCTAACTCCAAAAGAGGGGGTTAAACCTTTGGCCCAATACTTACCTTGAAACGAATAAAGAATAGTATTTGCAATGGCGGTAGTCGTTCCGGTAGATTCACGACCGCCGATCATCATAATCGTTCCGTTAAAAACGACTGTGGCACAATTAGTGCGAGGGAAAAATCCTGCTGCAATACCCATATCTTCGGTTTCACGCACCCAAACAACGCCGTCGTCAGTTGACCAACAATCGTTAAAAGCCGTGCCACCATTCAAGCTGATGTTGAAGTTCTCGCCGTTCATCATGTAAAGACGATTATTCAACACTGCTAGATTTACGCGGTTTCGACCAGTAGTGCCGCCTACCGAACCCCAAGCCGCCGCCTGAGTCAGCTGTCCCCAATTCTTGCCGTCGCTAGTGTTTTGAACAGACGCAACATAAACACTAGAAGCAGAAGCAATACCGCCGACAATCATTATCTGATTCTTAAATACAATGGCACTTCCAGCCGAGGACGCATTAAGCTGAGTCCACCCGGCGCAGCGGGATAGTACGCACCACCGGAACCACCAAAGGCTGTCGATAGCGCAGGGCGTTTAACCACGTTCAACTCACCAGAGTTCGGGTCTTGCTCCACATATCCGTTTTGCACATACGAGTCTTTAGTGTAGATCGCCCCGCCAGCAGAGGTGCGCGAGGTTATATCTACGCCTAACGTATTTGTGATGTTTAGCGAGTCGCCAGCCTGATTAAATGGCAAAGTATTTCTCCTACAAACTGTTCTGCATAGCCAACTCAGGAGACGCCGTAAAATAGACACTTGCCTCCTCCTGATTGAATGCGACCGCGTTTTCAATGTATTCGTTTGCTTGTGCGCGAATGATTTGCAGCTTTTGAAGGTTCACGGAGTACATCGGGCCAATCTCAGCCGCCAAGAGCCAACATAACGGCAAGAACCACTCTTGCGGCAACTCAAACTCAGTCGTCGTTGCGCCCGCATCTTGAAGCGGAGCTTGGTACGACAAAACTAGCGTGTAAGTGGCTACATCTGCCAAAGGCCACAGATTGATTGTGCCTAGATTGTTCCACGTGGAACCATTGACCACTTGCGCGTCGTAGTAAAAATTGACGGGTTTCCCTGTTGAGGTCTTGTTTGACAGGTTGTTAAAGTCACTACGCGACAGCGGCATTACCGGCTGGTCAATATTGTTAGAGTCACGAATCCACGCTTGCGGGATGCGAACCGGACGCGGAACCGCAATAGTTCCTGTTGGGCCAATGGTTACAGATGCCGTGCCAGCAGGAAGGGCGTAGGTTGCGCGTTTATACACAAAAATCTGATAACCCCTTGTGTTGAGGTTTTTGATAATTAGGTTTAGCTTACGCAAACACTTGGTATTGTCTTCCGTGGTCGGGGTAGCGCCAGCACCAAGCCGCCCGCAAATGTCTAGGGCGTCAGTAATGCAATCTGCTGTTGTATATGAGAATGAAGTTGTATTAGTTGTCGCCATCGTCTACCACCCATAGGCCAGAAGCCATAATCGTTACGCCGTTGCCAAAGGCTTGAATGAAGTCGCCCGGCTCTAATACCATCCCCACCATCTCAGGACAGAGGTAAGTCGCACCTGCCGCTACTGAGGACGCGCTGATTGTCGTGTTCCTAGCCGCAGCCGTGTCACCCCGCGCAATCCGGTAGACCGTGCAAGAGACAGCAGCGCCCGTTGTGTTTACCAAGTCCATTGACTGAATGATCGTCTTGTAGACAGCGGTGTAATACGTCGCTGCCGTACCCGTCATTACCGAGCCGGGGATGATCTGTACGGGTTCAAGCATTTTTCAGCCTTTCCACTTCTGCGCTGAGTTCTTGAATGGCCTTCACCAGAACAGGAATCAACTTCCCCGCAGACGCCTCAAGACGGTCAGGGTTTGATTCGTAGACCAGTGACAGCCAATCTTTATCGCCTTGTGCGGCTTTGAGTTCTTGGGCGATGAAACCGTAGTCTTGAATGCCAACTTTCCCGCCGTCACGCATATTCCATGTAAAACGGCGAGGACGAAGCGAGTTGATAAAGTCCAATCCTACGGGGAGGTCTTCAATGTCTGTCTTGTCGCGGGCGTCAGAGATTGCAGTAATCGTTGTAACTTGAGCGCGGATCGTCGCAATCGAAGTATTGCCAAGCGTAATCTCGTTTGAGACTGACGAGGAAGACGCGGTAGAGCCGTTACCCAAACACATGCTGTTTGAGTTACTAGCCATGTTGTTACCGGCGTTATAACCCACCGCAGTACACCCTGAGCCAGAATCAATCGCATACAAAGCGCGATAGCCTAATCCCGTACAGTTGTTTGCAGTCTGTGCGCCCATTACGTCGCCAAACCCAGATGATGAACCAACAAAAGTATTTGCTGCGCCCGTATTGTAAAAACCAGTCTGATAGCCGATTCCCGTACAGTCATCAACGGTGACAATGCCGCTAATTGCCGACGTTCCTAGCGCGGTATTTCTTACGCCAGAAGTAATCTTTATGCCAGCTTGCCAACCCACGGCAACAGAGCCAGTTCCCGTGGCAACCTTTAGCGCCTCTACTCCTACTGCGACGTTCCTACCAGTTCCTGTTGTTTGCGTTTGAAGCGCACTAACACCAATTGCTACGTTATCTGATGAAGTTGTAATTGCCCCGCCAGAAGAAGTGCCAACAAGCGTATTGTTTGTCGCGCTTGTAACGGCATCGCCAGAAGCCGAACCTACCGCCGTGTTTCCGTTGCCCGTACAAAGTTCTAAAGCACTTGCGCCCACGGCAGTACAGTTTGTCCCTGTTGCCATTGTTTTTAGCGCCGCATTACCAAGCGCAGTATGAGAGCCGCCGCTACTAATAGCCTTGCCAGCATTAGAGCCTACAACGACGTTGTTGCTGCCACTACTTAGGGCGTTCATGGCGTTAGTGCCAACGGCGACGTTATTGGTGCCGGATGCGGATAGATTGCCCGCGCCACCACCTAAAAATGTATCACTGTTAGCAGGGATGCCTGCATTAAGCGTGGTGAAAACACCCTCCGCCGCCGTGGAAGTTCCAATTGCAGTAGATTGAATGTTGGTTGCACGCAGCGTGGCCGTGCCGCTAGTCCATGTTAGGTTTGCATCCCCCGTCAGCGTGTTTACACCCGAACCATACCCAACATAAGTTGCTGTTAGCGTTGGGGCAGTAGACCCGCTGGTAGTGGTGCGGCGGTTAGACCGAAACGCCGCTAACAATAGCCCGTCATCGTTCTTTGTCCCCGCAGTAGCACGACGACCAGTTACTCTCTCCCATAGTTGGTATATCCACTGCCGAAACTGTGGATGCTCAACAGGAGTGCTTTCGTTTGGTGGCGGCTCAAGGTTCATATCAACTCATCAACGAAAAACGTGCGTTGTTCCAGTCAAGGGCTGTTGAGTTGTACCCACGAACAACCGTAAACGTATTGCCTACCAAATTTGTAACTTTTACTCCTTCACTTACCGTTCCTTCCGAAATCAAGCAGTAATAAGGAAAGACTGTTGGGAAACCGGATGCGTCATCAACCGTAATGGTCGTCTGTGTGCTTGTGGTGTAAGTTAAAACAATCGCTGATCCGTCTTCTAGCAAGATAAGAGATACGCCGTCCTCTTGAGCAAGTAACGAAAAATCCAACTCTGCTTCCGTTGGGGAGAAATTGCCACCCCGAACAAACGCCGGGGGGCTACCATCCTTGACCGCACGTACAAAGTCTTGTGGGTGTCTTGGCTCCCAACATTGCGAACAGGTGTACAGCCCGTTCCACTGTCTGCGGAGTGAGCCTGACTTGAACATCCGACCGCATTGGTCACAATCGGCATTCCATTGTCCAGATACATAACTCATACGTAATGTGCATCAAACGTCACAGTTGCCCACTCAACTTGCGAAGCCGTTGCCGTACCGACGATAAACTTAGCAACTGATGCAACCCACTCGCCCGGACGAACAACAACAGGAGAGGCAAACGGCATTGTGATTTGTTCGGCAGGTGCGCCGATGGCAGCGCCGACAACCCACGATTGAACGCCTAAAGGTATGCGCCGCCATGCTTTAGTAGTACCGGTTGCAAATGACGCCGACTCCGCTTGAGCAAGAGTAGGAACCGTAGCGCCCGTGGCTCCGTAAGCTAGTGACCATTGCAAAATAGAAGCCGTCGTTGCAACAGCAGCCCCAATATTTACCGCATCGATACGGAGTCCGGTAATCACTAGGTTACGAGGGGTTTGGTTGATGCCGCCTGTCGGAACTTGAAAAGACGTAACCAAACCATCGACGCCCGGAACAGCCGCAACGATACCCGCTTGTCCACCAAGACCTACGGCAATCGGCACAGTCTGCGATAGAGCAGCGCCAGTAACAACCGTGGCTGCGGTAGCGTTCGGCAATAGGGCAGTAGTACCCATTGTGCCGCCGTTTTGACCTTGATAGGCCATTTTGCCGCCCATCGCCATTTGATGAGCAAGAGGCATACTAGTTGCCACATCCAAAATGCAGACGGTAAGGTCTGATACGCGCATGGTGTTCGTATTTGACACCGCGCCCGTGTTGTACTTCATCATAAACGCAGGAAGCGCGGTAGTCTGAAACGGCTGACCGTTACCTGCCGGAATATCCAGCGTATCTAACAGAACATCGTCTAGCCAATACTCAATATTGCGCTCACCAACAACCATTGCCAGCTTGTCTAGGTTGCCAACAGGTAGCTGTGCCAGCGTGCGGAGTACGCCTGATTGCGTTGTTGATCCGCTAAAACGAATTTCACCAATCAATCCCGCCGTGGTCAAACGAACCCATGCGCCGTCTGTTGGCTCCGTCGTGGCGGCTGTTGGAAGCCCCAAGCCCATGAGCCAGTTTTCGTTAGTCACCAATGCAGCGGTGAACTGTCCAAAAGTAAACTCAACCGATAGCGGAGCCGTACCAAACAACGGGAAATACTGGAACGTCCGCATAAACGCGCCGTGCGCCGACGTTGTACCTTGTACGGTGCTAAAGTTCACCGTTCCCGCGCCGGGTTGTGCGGCGGTTAGGGTGTTGAATGTGTACGACCAATTACCTGTGTTTTGCGCGGTTGCGTTGAACGTGTCAACCAACAGCACAGTATCAGTACCGACGCGAAGCCGGTAGTCTTGCGACACTTCTGGCGACTTTAATGTAGCCGTTCCTTTAATTGTGCCGGGGTCGTTCTCGCAGAACATCCGAGCAGCGCCCACGTATTGCGGAGCAACAACGCCAGCGGGTGTTGTGACTTGTGGCAGCGTTGTTTTTAGGTTAAACGCCGCATCGACGTTTGCTTTGCCCGCGCTGTCTGATCCTGAGTCAATAACTGCCATTTATGCCGCCACTTGGTATTGAAGTTTGCGGAAGCCAACAATCGGCCCCGGAAGAAATGTTGCGTAGCACGTAGCAGAACCACTCGCAGGATTCGCGGCAAAGACAGCGCCATCCCATTGCCAATCATCAGCAGTACGTCCTGTTGCGGCTTTGCCGCTTGGGAGAACCATAACCTTGCTGGAGGCGGAGATACCCGCGTCTGTAATCGTGAATTGGGCGTCGTAGACGGGCTTTGTGCCGAAGTCCACATCCATTTCAGTCCAGACGGAAGAACCGCCACCGCCCCCTGACACATTGATTGTTGCCGTCGCACCACCACCAGAAGCGGTTACGCCGGAACCCGTGAAGTTCAACGTGGTAACGGTTGTGCTTTGGGTGACGCCTTCATCTTGAACCGTGATCGTAGTCCCGCCACCACCGCCCCCGCCTAATGGGACGGTGGCAGTAACGCCGGAGACCGTTACAGTTCCGCCAGTAAAGTCGATACGATTGACAACGCCTTGAACTACGCCGTCATCGAGGATAACGACGCTATTCTTGCGAAGGTCTGAACCCAAATCACTCAACCGAACCCCCAAACACGATAGTCTGCGTTACCCGCTAACGTAAGATCACTCAACGTCAGCATTGCTGTTAGTGTTTCGGTGGGCTTTAGGGTTAAGGCTTGCCCCTTAATCGTCACGGTGATGTTGTTTATCACCGAGTCGTTTGTCACAACAACCTTGCGCGGTCTCCACGGGAAGGTAATAACCGAACTACCGGCTACCGTCCCCTCTGCGGAATAGACGTTTGCAATGACCATTGATGACACGGGCTATTTCCTTTATCTGCAACCATCGAAACTTGTACCACCGATAAGGCGGGCGAGAGATGACAAAAGTTTCCTTGTCATCCTCACTCCGTATCTCATCAATCCGTTTAATGACGATCAACGGATAATTTCGTTAGCTGCCAAGATGTAGTCAGTGGTCATGGTGCGGACAGTGGCAGAACTTGCGCTCAAGCCAAAGCCGACTGACAAATTAGCCGTTGGGAAGTTAGTCAATGTTTGCGTCCCGGTAGTAGCCGTGTAAACAGACGGCGAGTTGGCCGTACCGGGGTTAGTTACGGGAACGCCAGTAGATGCGCTGGTCGAAGCCCATGCCGTTACTTGCTTACCATCGTAGTAAAAGGCAAGCATGGCGTTAGTTGCATCAGCAAATGCGAAGGTCGGGATTGCAACAGTGGTTGATACGCTAGATGCGCGAATCACTAGACTTACCGAAGTAGCCGCAGCCGCTTTGGTGAAGTAGATGCCGTCCGTTGGAGCCAAGAACGTACCACCCGTTTGAAGGCCGACTTGAAGCGTACAGCCAGCCGCGTTAGACAACTGACCGCGCCACATAAACCATACACCTTGACCCGCAACAGGGGTAAAAGATGCAGGGTTCTTGACGTTGGATTGAATGTCGTTCAGCGTTGCGGCAGTGGTTTGAATGAGCGCACCACCGTTAAAAGCCAATCTTGCCGTTGTGCCGGTAGTAGTTGTAACCGTCCATTCGCCAGCATGGTAATCATCAAAGTCATTGATGTAGATATGCGCGGCAAGTGGGCTTGGAATTGGGAAGTCACCAAGAGGTGAATATGAAGGCTGATTGCTAACGCCTTTGGTGTAACGTGTTGGTTTTGAAACTGACATGGTGAAACTCCTTTACGCTGATTTCTCAGCGCCCGAAGGCGCAAAGGATTAGATAGATTCGATGGTTTCCGAAAACTGCTTTGCAGCAGCTTTCATGGCAAGCAACTTCGCGTCGTACTCTTGCATCAGAGTAATCAGGTCGGCTTGCTGTTGTGCAACGTGGGCACGTTCGTCATCAACGGAACGCAAACCGCTTTCCGCTTTACCGCGAAGGGACAACACAACTTCCTTCTCAGCGGCTATCTCAGCCTTTAATTCAGCGATTTCCGCTTCCTTTTGGGCGAGTTTGTTCTGAATAACTTGCTCCATAATGGCGAGGTCGTTGATTGACCCAGCCACCATGCCGTCAATTTCAGAATCTTCGATTACTGGTTCTTGAGTTGGCTTCATATCTGTCATTGTCAGTAGGGGCGAGTTTCCCCGCCCCGTCCTTTATTAAGACGAACCGCTAGAGCCAAAATAGCATCGCGGATCAGCAACGGCTACCGAGAAACGCTGTACTGCGGAAGCGAGCGCGTTCTTGGTGTTGAAGTCGTTGTCCTTGTCGAACGTGACTGGCATACGGTCAAAGAACATAAAGCCCGAACCCGTTGGGATATCGTTCTTGATGAACCAAGCATTCGTATCTGTCAGATAGTCACAAACCATGTAACCTTCTGGCAGAGCGCCGGTAGCACGAATCGCATTGATTGCGTTGTTGCCCGTGTCGTTTTGCAGGATCGACTTTAGAATACGTGCTGCGTTGTATTCGTTTTGACGAGCCACGATCAACTTCTTAGGCGCAACGCGGATTGGCTGGCCTTTGTCCGTAGTGAAACCGCGAACCAAGATCAAACCATCTTCCAGCGAGGCTTCCGACAAATCGGCATCAACCGTTGACTTGTTGGCAAACGAACCGCCAGAAGTAAACGGATGGGTTGTGGAAAAGAACGCCTGACCGTCACCGATAACCTGAAGGGACGAGCTAAAGCCGTTGTTCAACACGTTAGCCGTAACAATCTCACGCGCCTGAGCGTGGGAGTAAGCAAGAGCCTTGGAACGAGCCATCGAGACTTTTTCGTACAGATTGTCTGCGAGTTCTTCCATCGTCACCGCGTAACCCAAAGCATAGGTAACGTTGGTTGCACGAGTTGTGTAGCCCTGCACGTTTGCGTCATACGCGATACCCGCGCCTTGCGCTTTGACAGGAGCCGTTACGAAACCCGTGTCTTGCACGATTTCCTCGTAGGCCTTCCGAACCACGTTTTTACACCCGGCCAGAGAGCTTTGGGGTGATTGCCTGTACCAATAAATCCACTCATTTTTATTCCCCCTTATACGCCGGTTGCGCCGTTAGCCAACTGGTGCAGGTTGATCTTGACAAGCCAAACAGCATAAGCACCAAAGCCTTTGCGGTTTGCTTCTGGACGCGGCGACAAACCCAACAACTTCAGGTTCAGCGTGTTGTTGGTGGCGATAGTAGAGCTGTTCAACACGGTCGCAGAGGTCGGGAAGGATGCTGGCGATGGAGCCGTAATGGTCATCGAAGCGCACTTGTTGCTGTTTGCGAGGACTTGGTTGGTTGCGGTAGCGTCACCCTGAATCTCAAACACTTGATTGGGATCGTCTGCAACATAGACGTAGTAGTCGCGGGTCTTGGACGCTGGAATCGAAACCTGTTCCAAGTTCAAGTTAGAGCCGACTTGCGAGATACCACCGACGTTTGCGGGCTCAATCGAAACAACTGCACCGCAGAACGTGTCAGTACCGGCAGCAACGTCAATACCGGGAGTGCCGTCTGCATCACCAGTAGCGGCAAACTTAACCGGCGAACCGATGTAGAAAGCGTTACCGTTAGACGACGGAATGAAGTAACGACGGGTCTGCAACGCATACGCAGACGAACCACCACCGCGATAAGGTTGAAGCCCGAATGGAGCATTTAATGTAGGCATTTAGCCCTCCTATGTAGTCGAAATTTTGATTGGTGTTACGCCGTCTTCGGCGCCCCGTACACCGCCTTTGGCTTGTGGATTACCCACCGTACCGTTGCGGATTTGGCTCTCGGACACCTTGACCTGCTTGATGCTTTTCTCAAAATCTAACTCGGAGGCTATTTCGTCCGGTATCTCCATGAGGTACGCCTGACGCAAATTACCCTGATCCGTAACGCCGCCTACTGCAAAACAAAGATAGTTAGATGGGTCACTATCTTTACGAGAAGCGTCATACGACGGATCGTTTACTTCGTCTTTGGTCACAAACCTGTAACCCTCTCGTTTCCGTTGGGGCAAGTTTTCTTCATTCACCCAGCGCCGTTTCCAGCCGGGATTGTCACCAAAGTCAGGTAAACGCTTCGTAATACTGGTGATGCCTACTCTCTCGCGTCGAACCTTTGCCGCATATTCCCGTGCGTCGATTCTTGCTCTAACTTCTTGCTTCTCACTACGTGCTGCGATTTCTGCGTTGCTTGGTCGTCCCATGATTAGCTCCAGTAGTTTTTAACGTAGTCTTCGCGCTTAAGGCCATATTGCTTAACCATTCGGTCACAAGCCTTTTGGTCTTCTAGCGGCATCGCTTCATACGAGTTTGGTGCGGCTTTCTTCGCCACACTTCCTCCTCGATGAGCCGAAGGACGTTCTGTTGACTTGTCTTGGAACTTTTCTGGGAAACGCTCACGTATTTCAACATCAATGGCCTTTAGCGTGTCCTCAAGAGAATGACCACCTAAATTCATTTCATAAGCACGAGCATTGACATAAGCCGTCATTACTGCATCGCTTTGATACCACTTGTTGTCTTTTACCCACTCAGCATAAGCGGGATGGACTTCTTGCCTGACTTGCTGTTGAACCGGCTTGACTTCTTCTTTTTGTGCCGCCTTGAGTTCTTCTATGCGGGTTTCGACCTGATCGACACGAACGCCATCACCTTCTTGAATCGCGGTAATGCGCTCTTGTTTTAGGCGAGCAATCTCACTAGCGAGTTCAGCCTTTTCCCTTGCAGACGCTTTTTCCATGTGCTGTTTTAAGGCAATGGTGTCTTGGCGGGTTTGCTTTAACTCGGCCTCAAGTTTCAACCGCGCTGCGGTTTCTTCTTTGAGTTTTGACTTGACTATCGGGAGTACGTGCTGGCCTTTTTAGAATCCGTCACGCTGTCGGACGTTACCACATCAACGGTAGCTGTGTCAACCATTATTCACTCCTAATTGCAAAAATATCTTTGTCTCCAAGCAATCGGTACTGGATTGGCTTGCCCTTTTCGTCTTTGTCGTTGCCTTCAATCGTTTCACCGGCATATCGCTTGATGATTACCTTGTCGCCAACGGCGCAACGAGGAACAATCTGGCCTTCAACGACTTCATCAGCCCATGCCAGCGGCCCAATCTCAACGACGGTGGCTTTGGTTTGTGAAAAAAAGGCTTCAGCAATTTGCTGTTCCGTCTTTTCCAAAAAGCCAATTTTGGTTTCAACTGGATCGAGTCTGACGAGTACCGCGTAGCCTTTAGGGTGTATCCCGCTTTCGTTCTTCATCTGGCATGAACTCCTTGTCTAAGATTTGATTGATAACCTTGATTCCACCTAATGCGAAGGCGTTTTTTAGCGCCCATTCCTGCATATCCTCAGCACGAAACATCTCTCGCGCCCAATCTTCTTTAGCTTCGTCTTTTGCGTATTGCAGCTTCTTGAAAAACTCAAGCGTTACTTCTTGCTGCATCCACGACACCCACGCGTCTCTGTCCATCTTTATTCGCTTTCAAAATTAAGTCGGCTTGCTTGAATAGTCGGTCGCTATTTGCTTTTTCAGCGCCGATTTGCGCGTTAATCAGCGCAATCTTTTGATCCATTTCTGTGCTGTCTGCTTCTTTCAGAATCAAAATGGCTTCAGCTTGTAGCTTTTGTGTTCTTGCCTGAGATTCGGCAATTTCCATCTGAATCTCAACGCCCAACTGCTGCGTTTCCATCTGGAACTGTTGCTCCTTGAGGGCTTGGGCTTTTTGCTTGACTTCAATCTCAAGCATTTTCGGATCAGGGCCCGGAGCCGGAAGCGCCATTGGGCCTTGTGGGTCAGGCAGAAGGTTGTCGATATTCGGCACGGAGTAGGCTTCCAAGAGGTTCTTTTCCGCGAGGTACCTGTTGTACCCACCCGTTGTCTGCGCCCGTCCTGCAACCATTGCGGCTTGTGCCTGTCTATCCGAGTCGGAGATGACGTTAGGATCAGCCACCGGACAGATACCGTTTGCGTCTTCGGTGTAGTCCTCAGCGGTAATCTCAAAATACTGCGCGTTGTCCATGTAGCCATCGGACTTCACGAATATCTGGTTCAGCTTGTAGAGTTTCTTAAACTCGTTCTTGAATGCTCTCCACACCCGCTTGTAGGTGGCGTTAAATATCTTTTGGCCGTTGGCGTTTACCGTATCAACGGCTCCGGCTTTGGCATTGTCTGGAAGTTGCCCCATTTCAATCTCTGAGGCTCCGGCGATTCTTTCCCCGTACCCAACGAGGAACTTAATCAACTCCAAGAGAATCATCGACGGCTCACCCACCGGAAGGGGAACGATGTTGTCTTTTAGGGACACACCGGTAGAGTCTGTGGGCTTCCACTCGCCCGGACGGAATGAAGTCTCACCACCACGCATCTTGACGCCACGGCCTAAGAAGCCGCCGCCAAGTGTCTTCATCGTCCCCGCGTCGAAAATCTGGTTGAATGCCGTGTTGATTGACTCGTTAATAGGCCCAAGCAGAACACCAAAACCCAAATCGTAAAAACCACCATCAGGGCTAGGAATGAAGGTAAATTTTGTATAGTAGTTCTCAGCTTCGATCCGTTGAATGTCACCCGCAAACTTCCTTCCTTCTGGCACTCTCTTAATATCGGTCGTGTAGTAACGGGCGAGAAGTCTGTAACCCTCGCCTGTCACCCTGTCGAACGTCACCGCATACGGCTCTTTGTAGCCGTCGCCGTCCAAATCCAGCCAGCAAGACTGTTCGCCCATGCTAAAGTCG